TCGCTCGTCTATAACGTACAGGTACTCGGCTGGACGAGCGGGGCTAACGTCGGCATCGGCCTCGACACGGATGAGATCGGCGCAACAGCCGGACTCATGTTCAATGCCCTGACGATGACGATTTACAACAACGCGGGAACTGCCCTCGGATCGTTCTCCGGCGACAGCCCCGTTTTCATCAGTGCGGCTTTGCTGGCGCTCCAGCAGGGCAACGGAAACTCGGTGTTCAACATCGGCTTGGATGCGGCACAGCAAGCGCAATTCAACGCCCTCATCGCAGGTCACGTTCTCACGGACCTGTACGTCGGGCTAAGCGCCTCGCTTGGCTGTATCGTTGTAGCTCCGGGCTGCGGCCCATCGAGCGACGGACCGGATAGCTTTCTCGCCTTCCAGCAATCTGCCGTCGTGACACCATTGCCTCCAGCCGCCTTGCTCTTCGCAAGCGGCCTCGGTGGCTTAATGATGCTCGGCGGGCGAAGGCGGAAACGCCAGCTCTCGCAGAAGCTCTCTGCATAATGCCTCGCGCACTGCCTCCGGCGGGATGCCCCTCGCCGGGGGACCCCTAAAGGAGAATCCGCCATGAACCTATTCCCCTCCACCTCCGAGCACGAAACCTTCACCCTCGCAGAAGGCCGCGTGACCATAACCTATCCCGCGAAGCTCAGCGAAGAATCTCTGCGAGACATGAAGGATTATCTCGATATTTTTCTCCGCAAAGCGCAACGCGTCGGACACGATCCTGTGGACGAAATGCGCCCGATAGCCCAAGCGGTATTCGCAGCCGCGAAACACGAGGAATAGCCCCGATGCGAAACCAGTACGCAGGAACTTGCTACCGCTGCGGCCTTCCTGTCCCGGCTGGCGCTGGCTATTTCGAGGTCATCCGCCGCGAAGATCGTAAGCCGGGAGATGGCAAGTGGCGGGTGCAGCATTGCTACCGAAAACACAACAGCGGCATCACATGTGAAATGGCAATGGAAGCTGCTCGCCGCGCCGGTGTTACCGGCCCGAAGGCTATTGATTGGCCAGAATATCTGGAATTGAAGGATTAGCCCGCAGCCATGACAGTCAGAAAGCTCATAGAACTTCTGCAAACGTGCGACCCGGAGGCCGTTGTCCGCGCCTTCGATGCAGATAGCGGGATGCTCGAAGAAGTCTCTGGCGTGGTAACTCACGCACTGGCTGTCGATCTACAAACCGATGACAATCAATAGTTGGATAAATAGGGCCGTAGCTATGACACCTGACGACGAGCGACATATCTCTGCATTGAAGGCGGTTCTGGCTTTGGCGGCTGCAAATTTCCCTGCCAGCACCGACGTTGAAATCATCGTGAATGGAAAAGCTCGCGCGAGCATCTGGATGCCGTCGTACATTCTGCAAATGCTGATCGACAACTCGCCAACCTGAAGGATTAACCCCTCCTAATGCCAATCATCTCCATCACCGACATTGCCGTCACCGAGCGCCAGCGCAATCTCGACCTCGCGCACGTTCGCACCTTGAAGGAAAGCATCCTTTCGAAAGGCATCCTTCATCCTCCCGTGGTCATAAAGGACGGGGACGCTTATCGGCTCGTCGCCGGGATGCACCGCCTCGTCGCCATGCGGCTCTGCAACGAGCACGATGAAATCTTCTCCTACGACGGAATACCCTTGCCTCCTGGCATGATCCCCGTGACGAACGTATGGGACTTATCGCCCGCCGATTTGCTCGAAACCGAATTGGAAGAGAATATCATTCGCCTTGATATTCCATGGCAGGATCGCGCCCGTGCGCTCAGCGCCATCCATGCCCTTCGGCAGAAGGAAAATCCGGCCCAAACCTTTGCTGAAACCGCGCAGGAGCTTTCCGCAAAGGACCCCTCCATCGCGCCAAGAACGCTTCGCCGGGAAGTGCGGAACGCAACCATCCTCGCCGCGAACCTTCATCGGCCCTCCGTTGCGAAAGCGCGGAACGCAACCGAAGCCCTTGGCATCCTCATGAAGGAAGAGGAAGCGAAGGTGGAAGCCGAATTCATCCACCGACGTCAGCAAGTGGCTAATGCTGCACCAGCCGCGTGCTCTGTGCTGCAAGGCAACATGCTTCAGATATTCCCCACCCTCCCGGCAGAAAGCTACGACGCCATCATTGCCGATTTGCCATATGGTATTGACGCCAACTCTGGCGGCTTCCGTTCCCGCACCGTGGAGCACCACAACTATGACGACAGTCCAGAAAACGCCAAAGCCCTCCTACAAGCTGTCATTGTCGAAGGTTTTCGTGTCGCCAAACTACGTTCTAATTTGTTTATCTTCGGGGACGTGGACCTATTCGCATACTTTAAGACCGCTGCTTCAAACATGGGGTGGAAGCCGTGGCGTACTCCTATCGTTTGGCAGAAAAGTGAATCGGAAGGATTGGCTCCTTGGGGCCGCGAAGGTTTCCGTCGTACCTACGAACTTATCTTCTGGGCCACAAAAGGCCAACGGGGCCTCTTATTATCTCCAACAGATGTCATCCCGATTAAGAGGGTTGCCCGTGCGGAGCGCCGCTATGGTCCAGAAAAGCCAGTTGCGCTTCTCGAAAGGCTCATCGAATGCTCGACAATGCCGGGCGATAGTATCCTTGATCCGTGCTGCGGAGCAGGTAGCACGCTTGCAGCGGCCCGGAGGCTAAAGCGAAAGGCCCTCGGCATTGAGCTGGATGCAAGTGCCTTTGCGCTCGCGGTCGTGGCCGCCGATCACGACGAAGTCGAGGACGAAGAACCCGAAACCGAAACCTTGGAAGGCATTGCGTGAACGCCCCGCCGAACATATGGTATGGAACCTCTGGACCGATTGACGCCCCGATCATGCTCGTGGGCGAAGCGTGGGGCGCGGCGGAAGCCGCCGCGAAGTCGCCATTCTGCGGTGGTAGCGGCCAAGAGCTTAATCGCTTACTCGCGGAAGCCGGTTTCGCGCGGGACGCAATCCTCTGTACGAACGTGGTCCCCGCCCGACCATCCGGCAATGAAATGTGGCGCTTTTTCGAGCCGCACAAAGGAAATCCGAACCCGGCCCTCCGCGGACTTCATCCCGGTCCCGAGGTTCATTCCGGATTGCGTTCCCTCTATGCACAAATCCTCTCCTCGAAGCCAAAGCTAATCATTGCCGTCGGAAACTACGCACTGTGGGCATTGACGAACTGCACCAAGTATTCCGTCCCCGCCGATGCGGAGGGCCGTCGCTGTCCGTCCGGCATTGAATCCTGGCGCGGAAGCATGTGGTATGCCGATGCCTCCCCGCTCCCGGAAACGAAGCTCTTGCCAATAATTCATCCCGCCGCCATCATGCGGGAATGGTACAAGCGTCCCGTCACGAAGCACGATTTGAAAGAACGCATCCCGCAGGCTCTCGCGGATGATTGGCGGGGACCGGAGCCGCTCGTGCTGGCACCGCCATCCTTCGAGCAATGTACCGCAATGCTTCGTGCTTGGATCTCTCGCGCTAATAGCCTCCCGCTTCGCCTCGTGTGCGACATCGAAACCGCCCGCGGCCTCATGACGTGCATTGGCTTTGCACCGAGTGCCTCCCTCGCCATGACCATCCCTTTCATTCGCCTTGATGGCAAAGGCTTTGCTTCGTATTGGAACGAAGATGAGGAACTCACCATTTCCTCGCTCTTGCGGAAGCTTCTCTCCCACCCGAACGTTCAGATCGAAGGCCAAAACTTCCTCTACGACACCCAATACATCTATGCTTTTTTGGCTTGTATTCCTCGGCTCGCTTTCGACACCATGCTGGCGCATCATTTGCTTTTTCCTGGAACCCCAAAAGGCTTAGACTATCTCTCGTCGCTGTATTGCCGCTATCACTGGTATTGGAAAGAGGACGGGAAGGAATGGGACATAAGGGGCGATCTGGAAAGCCATTTGCGCTATAATGCTCTCGATTGCCTTCGCACCTTTGAGGTGGCCACCATCCTTCGGCAGCTTATTCGCGACATGGATCAGCTTCCGCAGTGGAGAGAAGAATGTCAGAAGAATTCTCTCGCCCTCCGCATGATGCTTCGCGGAGTCCGCATCGACCAGACCCGGCGTTCTACCCTCGCTTTACAGTTAGCGACCGCGAGGGAACAGTACGCCTCTTGGTTCGAGCGGATGTTACCACAGTCGTTATCGGAAACGAACTCGGATACGAAGTGGTACGACTCACCCTTCCAACAAAAGGAAATCTTCTCGGAGCAGTTTGGGTTACGCCTCCCTCTTCATCGGAAGACTGGACAGCCTACCTTCGGGAAGGAAGCTCTTGGTACTCTCTCCGCCCGCCATCCCGAGTTCGTTCGCCTCTTCGACGCTTTGCGGGACTACCGCTCGTTAGGCGTTTTCTACAATACCTTCGTCAAGGCCCCTTTGGACCCCGATGGTAGGATGCGCTGCATGTTCAACACTTCCGGAACGGAAACCTTCCGATGGAGCAGCAGCTCGAATGCCTTCGGGCGGGGCACAAACCTTCAGAATATTCCAGCTGGGAATGAAGAATGATCGAGGTTCTAATTCAAATGAGGAGTAACCACAATGCCTAAATCCCCCCGCCTTCATGCGAAGATCGAAGAAGCCCCCGACCTTATTAATTCGCCCCCGCACTATACGAAAGGCCGTTATGAGACTATCGACATCATCGAGGATGTTATTCAATTCTATCCTCCGCTCGACGCACACTTAGTCGGGGAGATCATCCGCTATCTCTCTCGCGCCCCTCACAAAGGCACCTTCAAGGCCGACTTAAATAAAGCCGGATGGTATTTGAATCGCCTTATTGCGAACAATGAAGAGGTATAGTGCAAATGTCGGAAAGCTTAAATCTTGAGGTTCTATTCCTCAGTAATGCCGCCTCCACCCCGTTCCGCGCCTACGACGACAGTGCGGCATTTGACCTCAGCGCATGCCTCTTGAATGATGCTGGCCGCTCCTTCACGGCCACCATCGCGCCCCACACCACGAAGCTGATCGGCACTGGCCTTGCGCTCCGGCCTCCGGACGGGCACCTTATCCTTATCTGCTCCCGAAGCGGATTTGCCACGCAAGGGGTATTCGTCGCTAATGCCCCCGGCGTCGTCGATCCCGGCTACACGGGCGAAATTAAGGTCATTCTCTATAATGGCGGGCTGGAGCCATTTTTCGTAAAGCACTGCGACAGGATCGCACAGGCCCTCGTGGTTCCTTTCGCCACCCTCGGCTTGCGAGAGGTTACTGCCTTCCCGCCATCGTCGCGGGGCGACAAGGGCTTCGGGAGCAGCGGCGCATGACAGTCGAGCTGCCAAATATCCGAAAGCTATTCGTCCCCGATCCCGGCTACATCATTTTCGACGCCGACCTCGCGGGCGCTGACGCACAGGTGGTCGCCGCCGAGGCGAACGACACAGCATTGCTGCAAGCATTTCGGGAGGGTCTTGATGTCCATGCGAAAAACGCCGCCGACCTTTGGGGCAAAGCGTTCACCGAACTACCTGACGCCCCGCGAAAGCGGCGTCGTCAGCAATGCAAGCAAGCCGTCCATGGGACCAATTATGGCGCCTCCCCGAATACGCTCTCGTCCATCCTTGGCTGGTCCCGCCGTGAAGCCGAAGATTTTCAGAAAAGTTGGTTTAATCTCCATCCAGGAATCCTCGACTGGCATAAGCGAGTTGAAAGTGATCTTCGTCGCGACCGTACCGCGCGAAACAAACTCGGATACCGCATTATCTACTTTGACCGAATTGACTCGCTACTGCCAGAAGCACTTGCCTGGATACCTCAAAGCACCGTCGCGCTGACCTGCTTTCGGGGGGCACTTCGTCTAGAGGAAACATTTCCCTTCATACAAATTCTTTTGCAAGTCCATGACTCCCTCGTGTTTCAAGTCCCTAAAGATGAAGCTCACCGCGTTAAGGAGTTCAAAGAACAACTCGCAAATCCGATCCCATATGATCCCCCTCTAACGATAGGATGGGGCCTCGCGAAGTCCGACGTGAGTTGGGGAGACTGCAAAAAGGTGATTGATGACACTCGAGGAAGCGATACAAAGGCACCTCCGTTACGAGCCGAGCACCGGGCAGTTGTTCTGGACGAGGCGTAGGCAAAGTAGAAGATTCAATCGTCCTGTTGGGTGTCTCCGAGAAGACGGATATTTACACGTCAAACTTAATGGCCACCAACTGCGCGTTCATAGAGTAGTATGGTTCCTCTATTACAGAAAATGGCCCTCTCTTGAGATCGACCACATCGACCGAAACAAAACCAATAACAAGATCGAAAACCTCCGAGATGTTACTTCTAAAACAAACTGCAACAACCGCTCTCGTTAATTAACCGACCGATGGCCAACTTGGCCACTGGCCGCTTTAACCCGCCTTGGATGCCTCATGGCCCGCCACTTCCCCAACTGGCTGAAGGCATATATGCAATATACTGCCG